GAAGGAGATACTCTTTTTGCAGAAATCAAAGTCCTCGATACGCCCAGGGGAAAGGAGTTAAAAACTCTATTAGATGATATTGTATTTAGACCTAGGATGATAGGACATGTCCTTGAAGATAATACAGTTAGGGTTGATAATTTAATCTCATTTGACGCAATATTAAAAGAAACAGATTCATATAAAGACATATTGTAATGAACAATTTAGATAATATTATCGTGATATATAAATAAAACAATTTATCATGATAATATTATATTTAAAAGAATCACCATTAGGTTTAAAATATCTAGGAAAATGTGTAAATACCGATCCTTATAAATATAAGGGAAGTGGCACCGTATGGAAAAGACATTTAAAAACACATAACATATCATCTAATGATATAAAAACAACAATTTTATTTGAAACTGAAGATAAAGAAAAATTAATACAAATGGGTTTGTATTATTCAAAATTATGGGATGTTGTTAATAGTAAAGAATTTGCAAATTTAATACCTGAGCAAGGAGATGGAGGTAATACTGGAGGTTTTAAAAAAGGTGTTATATTTACAGACGAGCACAGAAAAAAATTAAGTATTGCTAGAAGTAAACAAAAAGATTCACCTGAAAGAATTAAAAAAAGAAGTGAATCAACTTCAAAAACTAAAAAAGGAAAACCTTTAAGTAATACACATATAGAGTCACTAAAAAAACCAAAAAATAAAGAAAAAAACTGTGCTACATGTAGTATATGTGGAAAATTTACAACAAAAACCGTTATTAGTAGAGACCATGGAAAAAATAAATGCGATAAAAAATAATACTTTAGACAAGCAATACACCAACCTGCTCCAAGACATATTAGACAATGGAGTAGTTAAAGGTGACAGGACAGGTACAGGAACGGTCTCAGTTTTTGGACGCCAAATAAGACACAAAATGTCCGAAGGGTTTCCACTACTTACAACTAAAAAGATGCCATTCAAAACAATCGTAACAGAACTTCTTTGGTTCTTACGAGGTGATACAAATATTAAGTATTTGGTTGATAATAATTGCCATATTTGGGATGGAGACTGTTATAAGAGATATTCAATTACAATGGGAATGACTGGTCAGGTAGAATCATTAACGCAAGAAGAGTTCATCAACAAAATTAAAACAGATAATGAGTTTGGAAAGATGTGGGGTGAGTTGGGGCCTATTTATGGTAAGCAATGGAGAAAATGGGATGTAAAACCTACCATGAACTCAGAAACAGGTGAAATCTTTATTGGGAACGTATGGGTAGACCAAATCCAAAATCTAATCAACGATCTTAAAACAAATCCAGACTCAAGACGATTAATGGTCAATGCTTGGAATGTTGGAGAATTAGACCAAATGGTTCTTCCACCTTGTCATTATGGAATTCAAGTTTATACAAGAGAGTTGAGTGAAGGTGAAAGAGAAGATTTATATTGGAAAAGATATGGTTATGATTCAGTAAATATGGAAGGTAATGATTTAACTGGAATCCCAACCAGAGCAATCTCCCTAATGTGGAATCAACGTTCAGTAGATACATTCTTAGGTTTACCATTCAACATTACAAGTTATGGACTCCTATTAGAAATCTTGGCAAAAGAGGTCAATATGGTTCCTGATCAGTTAATTGGAAATCTTGGCGATGTTCACCTTTATTCAAATCATATTGAACAAGCAAAGAAACAAATAGGAAGAGAATTAAAATTCCCAGAAAGGGCAGAAATGCTAAAAGACAAAATGGGTGAGGAACAATACAATAAAGCAGTTGATGAATTAATGCCATTTGGTGGGGGTATGAGTGAGTATTTTGAAACTTATAACATTCCATACAGTACTAGTGAACCTTTTCCATTACCGACGTTAAAAATAAACCCAAACAATAAAATGAGAATAGGTGGCGGAATATTCACATATGATAGAGGTGATTTTACTGTTGAGAACTATCAATCACACGCAGAAATTAAAGCACCACTAAGTAACTAATTTATGGTAGTATATGAACTTAAGGCAAAATCTGACAATGGTGTTCAAATCTTTGAAAACATTACATCAAAAACTTTAATTAAACTAATCAAGGAACAACCTGAAACTTTAGTAGGTATGATATTAAAAATGGAAGAAAACATAAATTTAAGTTATCAAGCCACTACTACTACTGATTATACTAACTACAATTATCATCCATAGTATGAAAGAACATAAAGCAAAAGTCCGTAAAATAGTTAAGGAGTGGAAAGAAGCCACCAATAAAGAAATTTGGGAAGGGGTCAGAGATAACTTTATATTTGCTTTTATTGGAGCCACCTTAGTAGTATTTATTGCAACCAAAACCGACATTGCAGTTATACTAGGTTATTTGACATACTATTCTTTTATGGGTAAGATTTTAAATAGACCTAAATATGTTACAGATTTTGGAAAACTAATAGTGTTTCCAATACCATCAGCGATTGGAGCCTTTGTAGGATATAAATTAAGTTACATTTTATTAAATTACATATCGTGATATATAATTAATGAAAACATTTAAAGAATTTACAATTGACGAGGCCAAAACAATCGGCTTAGAGGATATTCAACCTAATAATGAAATTAATCCAGTCGAACCAGGAGATGGCGAAGACCCAAGACTGGTAAAAATTCGACAATTCAAAGGAACTGTTGCAGATTATGCATCTTACTGGGAAGACCGAATTAAAGGCGATATATAAACTGGTACTAAAACCTAAAATATCTTAATACAATGGAGTTTATCGAAGCAGAAGCCACTTTGATAGACATTCCAAGGGTTAAAGAAAAGATTAACGAGGATCAAATTAATGAAGTAGTCCGTTTTGACTGCGATTATTTTGATTTAGATTACTATGAATCGGAAGACTTGGTAATGTTTGGAGTTGGCGGTCCGGGTTAAAAGAATTAAAGCGTATCTTATGGTACGCTTTTTTTATTGAAAATAATTCAATAAAAGTTTTACCGTGTCAGGTTTTTTGTTTATATTTACATATTAATATTAAACACTAAATTATGATTTACACTTATTGCAAAGATTCTTTAGCATTTAAAAGGATTAGAACATCTATTTATTTTAAGATTGGAACCATCTTTTTAATTATGTTTATTAGCGCGAGTTTTATCGCGTACCAGATTGGACTCAGTAATTCTATTCAAAATTTAACATCAGAGGAGAGAATCACCCTCATTAATGAAAAGGATGCATTTAGTAAAGAGAAGATGGCTACTATGCTTGCTGACTTAAACGTAAGATATCCATGGATTCCTATGGCACAATCGATGATAGAAACTGGCCAATGGAAGAGCGAAGTTTTCCTTGAGAACAATAATCTCTTTGGTATGCGAGAGGCCAAATCCAGGATAACCACATCAATTGGGACCAATCTTAACCATGCTGAATATAATTCGTGGAGAGAAAGTGTCTATGATTATGCATTCTATCAGAGTAGGTACTTAGGAAATATTAAAAGTGAATCGGAGTACTATCAATATTTGGATGCAAGTTATGCAGAAGACCCTGGGTATGTTAATAAAGTTAAACAAATTGTAGAAAGTCGTAGCCTAAAGAAACTTTTTAATTAATGGATATATAACCTATAAAAAATATAATAAATTTTATGGTAAATCCAATGACTCTTAGTGACGTGGTAGTAAATACTCTTAATGCCCGAATTGGTGATGAGTACACTGCACATTATTTTTACAACGCTGCTCACAACTGGTGTGCTGATAAAAACTACAAAAATGCAACAGCTTTCTTTGCTGGTGAAACTGCATCAGAATTAGAACATGCTCAAAAATTACAAAAGTATTTAGTAGATTGGAATTGTGTTCCTGCCTTACCAAAGGTTGAACCTAATTTTAAATTTACAAGTCTAGTTGATATTGTTGAAAAAGCTTACCAATTAGAACTGGACCTTTTTAATAAATATATGAAAGATTCTCAATCAATTTTTGCAATTGATTTGGCAACCTTTGATTTCTTACAAGGTTTTAGACAAATTCAAACAGATTCTGTTATTGAATATTCTGACTTAATTAATGCATTAGAATTAATTAATGTTAATAATAAACTTGATGTTCTTCACTTCGAAGAAATATATTTCGTTTAATATTCAGTATTTTAACTAAATTAATAATTATGGACCCCGATAGTGAAACTTATACAAAAAATAAAAATAACCAAATCAAACCTGGCGACATGGTGCATGATGTTAGCCCTGTTTTTCAACCCTTTGGGGTTCGACGCCGTCCAATATTGGCTGATAGGGATGACTGGAAGTTTGCTATGGGCGAATTTCGCTTTGTATTGTATTGCGGGATCATTCTTTGGGCTATCTATGGTTTTTCGAAGATTGTATAAAAGAGACGAAAGAAGACGTAACGATAAATATTAAAACTTTAACAAAAATAATTAACCTGACATTTTACCGTGTCAGGTTTTTTGTTTATATTTACATTATAATTAAAACACTATGAAAAAAATACTTTATATTGACCTTGATGGAGTAATGGTAGACTTAGAGAGTCATGCAATCAAGAGACATGGACCCAATGCCGTTGAAAAACTTGGGAGGTTAACTTCAATTGACAAAGAACTTTTTGAAGAACCAGAACCTATTCCAGGTGCTATTGAAGCAGTCAAATACCTATGGGATAAATTTGACATCTATTTCCTAACAACTGCACCTTGGAGCAATCCAACAAGTTTCTCATCTAAAAGAAGATGGGTACAAAAGAATCTTGGTAAATATGCGCACAAGAGGTTAATTATCTCACATCGTAAAGACCTTTGTATTGGTGATTTCTTAATCGACGACCGTCCAAATAATGGCGCTGCCGAATTCCGTGGAGAATGGATTCAGTTTGGACAACCAGGATTTGAGGATTGGACCGAGATTATAAACTATCTTGAAAATCTTGATATATAAACAAAATATAATATATTAATAATATGAAATATACACAATTATTCGAAGAATTCTTAAATGAAGCTATGATATCAGTTTCTAATAAAAGTATTAATTCAAGGAAGTCTAAAATTGATACATCTTTAATAGATAAATTAGTTAAACAGATTGCACCTGTATTAAATACAGAACATAGCGAATCATTAACTAAAAAAAGATATGAAGATGTTATTATGGCTATTGCCAAAAATATTTCTGGTAGTAGTGCATTACAAGACCCGGGTTTAATCTTTGAAAGAAACTTAAATGAAGCTAAAGAATATTCATTCTCTTTTAATTACAATACCGATGAGGATGACGTAGAATACGTTCAAAACATTTTACATGATGCTGGAGTTGATGCGATTGCAGAGCCTGGAATAGATTCTGAAGAGATGATGGTTAAAGCCAAAAATGCAGTTGAATTGCGTAAGGCTAAGAAAGCAATCCAATCAGATGGATTTGAAGTTAATGAATCAGAAGTTAGCGAAGGAATCAATGTTAAAGACATTAAAGTTGGTACTATTCTAAACTTTAAAGATGGTGAAACATGGAAAGTTACTAAAACTTCTGGAATCTCTTCCGGAAAGATTTTTGCAGCCCCTTATGGCGATACTAAAAA